AAGGCGAAGTTGTTGATCGCGATGACGTGCCGGCCGTCCTTCGCGCCCTCGCTGGTCGGCAGGCGCCACGCCTCGAGCACGAGAAGCTGATCGCTCGTCGGGTCGCGGCCGATGTCGTCGAGCTCGGAGGACTTCGCGTTCTCGATGGCCGTGCGCGCCTTGGTGCGCGAGCCACCGCCGAAGCGCTCGAGGAGCACATCGCGATCGATGTACTTGCGCTGAACGTAGGTGCGCGGGTTGCCGTAGAAGCTCTCCTGGAGGTCGACGAGCAACTCCCAGGGGAACACGCGCTCACCGCGGAGGCGCTTGCCCTCGGAGTAGATCTTCTCGATGCCCGTGCCGAACACGAGGCCATCGCGCAGGACGCTCGGCGCGATTCGGTAGGTTTCGCTCTGATGGAGCATGCCCTTGCCGAACTTGTTGAGCTTCTGCGTCTTGCGCCGGAGCTTGTAGTCCGCGCCGCTGGTGAGGAACTGCGGGGCCGGCCGGCTCTGGCTGATCTTGCTGACCAGCGTGTCGACGCACGCGGCGATGACGTTGAGCCGCATGGCCGTATCGTCGGTCATGCGCGCGTAGCTGTTTGGCGTGAGGCTGAACAGCTTGGAGTTGCCGTAGAGCCGCGCGTTCTGGAGCTGGATGCGGCGCGTGTCCTGCTGACGCTCGCGCAGGCGCTCCTCGTAGCCCCACAGAGCCGACGCCACGTCGAGCCTGTCGGCCTTCCACCACCGCACGTCCAGCGTGAGGCGCGGCATCAGTCAGCCGCCGAGTGGAAGAGGACCGACTCACGCTCGGCCGCGATGCGCTTCTGGCGCTCCTCGGGCGTCTCCTCGACGGGCGCATCGGCAGCGACGGGGCCGAAGCTGGCCTCGATGTCGCCGACGCGGACGCGGGTAGCGCCGAGGGCGTGTAGCTTGGTGATCGCCTCGACGGCCTCTAGAAGTCTGGCGCGCTCCACGGACCCTCGTCGCGAGCGCGTCGCGCTCGTGCGTACTCCTCGTCGAGGAGTCGGGCCGCTTCGGCTTCGCCCCATTCAGGGGAGCCGACAACAGGTCGAGGGCTGGGGACCTGTGAGCGATGGGCGTACGTCCAGCGCCAGCCGTACAGTAGCCCGTCTGCGCAGTGGTTGGCAAGGCCGGGCTCTGCGTCGAGGCCCCGCTTGTCGTAGATCAGCGTTTCGAGTTCGGCGATGAGCTCGTCGCACTTGCCGCGGACGCAGTGGATATGCCCGCGCTCCATCTCGCCATTCAGCAGGCGGATGTGTGCGCGCTTCTCGCTCTTCTCGGCCGCGATGACCGGGAGCTGGTGGCGCGAGCGCATCTCGTTTCCGTACGCATGACCGAGCGCGCCTTCGTCCATAACGACCGTCAGGTCACCGCCGCACTCGTCCATCTCGCGCTGTACGGCCTCGGCGATGGTCGAGGGGATCATCCCGGCTGTCTTGAAGCTGAACTCCACGAACACGCGATCTGGGATGTGTGGGTGGAACGCGATGCGCGTCTGGCTGGTCGTCGGGTCGCGCGTGGAAGCGCCGAGGTCGACGACGAACACGCGTTGCCACCGCGTACCTTTCGGGTCGGTCAGGACAGCCGGCAGCGCGTCCACGCCGTGCAGCGCGTCATTGTAGTGGAACAGGCGCGAGGCCGAGTCGATGACCCACAGGCCGTGCTCGAGCTGGTCGCGCGTGACCTTGTCCAGCTTCGACAGTTGCTTGCGGTACGCGTCTTGGTCGAGGTGGGGGTTGTCCTCGATGAGCGAACGGACGAAGGGCCGCTCCGCGCTCGGCGGCGAGACGAAGCGCGACTTGACCCACGCGTGCCCGATGCCGCCGGGGTTCGTCGCGGCGCGCATCCGCACCGGCACGTCAGAGCCCTTGAGGCGGCGCAGGCGAGAGTGCAGGTACGTGTAGGCGACCTCGGAGAACTGCGTCAGCTCGTCGAGCGCCACGAACTGGAACTCGGCGCCCTGGTAGCGGTAGCGGTCCGCGTCCGTCTCAAGGTAGCCGAAGGTCAGCTTCGCGCCGCTGGGGAACGTCCACCGCTTGTCCCGCTCGTTCCACGTCGCGTCAGTGCCGCGCAGCCACTCGTGCGCGCGGTCCATGATGGAGCCGGCGAGCGCGAGGTCTGCGAACGTGCGGCGCAGGACGAGCGCGGAGTAGCCCGGCACGTGGACGAACTGGAGCGCCGCCATCAGCAGCGCGTCCGACTTGCCGCCGCCCGCCGCGCCTCCGAAGAGCGCCTCCTCTGCGGTCAGCTCGAGGAACGCGCGTTGCCGCGAGGTGGGCACGTGCGGGCAGAACGGGATGCGGCGTAGCTGCTCGCGCAGCGCCGCCAGCTCGATCACCGTCTCCGGCGTGAGCGTCACGGCCCTACGGGATGCAGCGGTTCCCCACGCAGCGCAGGCCCGCCACGCAGTGGCCTAGCGGGTCGCACGGGCGCGGGCCCGCGTCGGAGTAGTTCGCGTCGTTGTGCTGCGGTCCGGTCGGGCCGGTGACGACGGTGGTGCAGCCGACGAGCAGCAGGGCGAGCAGGTAGCGCATGCGGGGATGGTAGCATCATCACCGCTTGCCCTTCTTCGCAGAGATAGTGCCGGGCGGCGGGGTGACCGCTTCGCCCGAGGAGAGGGGGGCCTCCTCGGGTCGCGCTGCCGGCTCAGCGTAAAGCTTGGCCGTCTGCACGGCCGACCACGGGACGAGGTAGCGCTGCCCGTCCACGATGCACGTCACTCCGATCGCGCCGCCCTCCATCGTCACGCTATCCGACTCGGCGAGGTACAGCGGGATCGGCAGCGCTCCCGTCCTCGGGCTTTCCTGGTGCCCAATCCTGATGCCGCCCGGTACGAAGAGCTTGACGATCCGCATGCAGAAGCCTCACCAGCGCGAAGGGGTTGTGGGACAGGCCGAGACGCTGCGCCACGCGCGCGCCCGTGATGGTGCTGTGAGAGTAGCTGGTCATGGTCCGCTTGGCAGCGTGACCGAGGTGCCGCACGAGCTCTCGCGCGAGCCCGTAGCGCCTGCGCGTCTGTAGGACGTACGCGTAGTGGACGACGCCGGCCCCGTTGTCGTCCTCGCCGCACGCGAAGCCGAAGATGCTGTTGCGGTCGGCCGCGTCGCACGCCACGACGACACAGCCGCGCTCCATGGCGACGCGCACCACGTCGCGCTGAGCTGCCTTGTAGCGGTTGAACTGCACGCCGCGCATGGCGCTCGAGCCGTCGTGGTAGCTGCGCAGCCAGGCCGAGACGATGAAGCCCACATCGCCCTCGGCGGCCATGCGGAACTCGGTGGCGAAGGGGAGAGCGGTCATGTGATTCCGTTCGCCCTCTGCGGGAGAAGCCACCCAGCGAGCGGGTGAGGCGCGTATCCGCTCGCGTACATCGCCTCAATCCAGTCCATGCGGTCCTCCGTGGCGAGGTAGTCGCGAACCCTGCGCTCGGCGAGCATGCCCGGCTTGTCGCCTGCGCTTTGCGCGTTGTATCGAATGGCTGGCGTGACGTTCAGTTCGCGCATCACATCCGCGAACCACGGGATATCGCGCAGCGAACGGATCCGGATGTAGTCGCATACTCCATACCGCGTCGCGTCTCTGAACGCCCTGTATGATATGTACGGGCGGATGGCGTCGGACACGGGGTAGATCGATAACCACGACTCGCCCGCGGAAGCCGTGATGGCTGTACTGTTGATGCCACGCCTCACAGACCAGCCGACCGTGTCAGCAGCCCACACAAGTCGTCGCTCACACTCCTCGTACAGCGCATTCATCACCGTCGCCCCACCCTCTGCCGCAGCTTGGTCAGCTTCGCGGCGATGTAGCGGTCGCCCGCCGTCCTCGGCCTGCCACGACGCGCGATGAGCGCGTCGAGCACCTCGTCGGGCTTCACGTCCACCGCGAAGCGCTGGTCATCGGTCAGCGTCTCGCCAGTGGCGCTGGCGATCGTCGTGCTCGGTCGCTTCATGGCTGGTTGGCCCTCTCGCGCATGGCGATGATCGCCATGGCGTTTTGCTCGCCGTAGATGGCGATCAGTTCTTCGTCCGTGAGTCGAGACTCTCGGCCCGCGTCGCGCTCGCGGTCGAGACGTTCTCGCGCGCGTCGCTCTGCGCTGGTCATTCGCCCTCCGTCAGTTTCAACATTGCCAGCGCGTGCTCGCGCGCCTCCGCTGGTCATTCGCCCTCCGTCAGTTTCAACATTGCCAGCGCGTGCTCGCGCGCCTCCGCAGGCAGCGCTGCGATGATCTCCTCGGCCCTGGCCTTCGCTTGAGCGGGCGTCATGGCCTCGACGCGTAGGGGGCCGCCATCCTTGCCGGTGAGCTC